GGCTGCTGTCATTCAGATCGCCGCTTGGACGGATGAGCGTGGTCTGCTCATTGCTGCGAAGCCCCGCAAGCTGATTGTTCCCCCGAGCCTGATGTTCGTTGCTACGCGCCTTCTGGAAACGGAACTGCGTACCAGCACCAACAACAACGACATCAATGCACTGAAGAGCAATGGTTCGATTCCCGAAGGTTACCGTGTTAACCACTTCCTGACGGATACGAACGCTTGGTTCCTGATGACTGACGTGCCTAACGGTCTGAAGCACTTTGTCCGTACGCCTCTGGCGAACTCAATGGATGGAGACTTTGACACTGGTAACGTCCGTTACAAGAGCCGTGAGCGTTACAGCTTCGGAGCGTCTGATCCGCTTGGCATCTTCGGTGCTTCCGGTTCGACCTAATGTAGTATAGTAGTGGGGAGGGATTTAAACGTCCCTCCCTAATTTCTGGGAAAATTTACGCATAGCGACTGCCCCAGCAGACTTGTTAGAGACTCTATGCGGATGTGCTAACACACTGGAGAATTAAATGGCTATTTCGACATTCGACGGCCCCGTCCGTTCGCTCAATGGTTTCTACTCCCAAGGGCCGGGAAACCTCCTTACCCTTGGTGCTACGGTAACGCTTTCTGTTGCTACCCACGCTGGTCATACCCTGCTGGTTCCGGCAACCTGCGCTATCACGCTCCCGACTATTGTGACTACGGCTGATCCGGCGACTTCTGGCCCCGGCTCTGACCCCAATACTCTGAGCAATCTTGGCGTTGAATTTACCCTGTTCTTCAATGCTATTTCGGCTGGTGCTTCTGCTCAGACCGTGACTTGCGGCGGATCAGACAAATTCGTTGGCACCTTGGGCGTTACGTCCACCGTCTATAACGCTTTTGCCGCAGTGACCAGCACGATTATTACCCTTAACGCCACAACCACTGGTGGTGCTGCGCGGGGTAGCCAAGTCAACATAACAGCGTTGGCTGCTAACCTCTGGTCTGTCAATGGTGTTCTGGTTGGGTCTGGTACTGCTGCCACGCCTTTCTCCTAACCTTCGGGGGGCTTCGGCCCCTGTATTACCTATAGGAGATTACTGTGATGCAAACAGATGTTTTAGCAAGCGTACCCATAACTTCCAGCGGTCAGTTTACTGACCAAACGCCTACCGCTCTTGCGCGTTGCAGGGTTAAAGCGGTCTATATCGTCCCTACTGCCACGGCAGGGAGTCTTGTTCTCAGGGATGGTGGATCAGGCGGCGCGATTAAAGCCACTCTCAATACCGTTGCCTCTGCCACGCAGCCAACATATATATTGTTTCCCGGCGAGGGTTTGGTGTTTCAAACCGCTGTATTTGGAACGGTAACAAACCTTGGTTCCGCAACTGTTTTCTACGGCTAACAGGAGAACCCGTGCAAGTCCAAAAAGATTTTCATCTTGCTGGCAAAAAGTTGATGATTGGTCTTCCCGCTTACGACCATAAAGTAGGCGTGAAGATGGCAATATCGTTGATGCAGCTTGGGCAGAAATTGATGGAACACGGAATAGACGTACAGGTTAATAGCCTCTGCGGATGCTCTGTTGTATCTCGCGCACGGAACATTATTGCCCACCAGTTCATGAAGTCGGACTGCGACAACCTGATGTTCATTGATGCGGATATGACGTTCGATGCAGAGGACGTTATCCGGCTGATGTGCTGGAACCAAGAGAAGGCTATTGTTGCGGGTGCTTATGAAGCCCGTAAAGAAGGCAAGATTTACATCGTGTCCCTAGATGGTGGGCATGGTGTAAACGGGCCTCAAGGCAAAGTCACGATGGATGAAGCCGGTCTTGTCAGGGCTTACCGTGTAGCCACTGGTTTCATGATGATCCAAAAGCGCGTGTTTGAGGTTCTTAAAGCAGCCCATCCTGAGTGGGAGCATAAGGACACCAATACCGATGAGCGGATGTATGCCTACTTTGACTTCAAAGTGACTCCCGAAGGCTATATCGGTGAAGACTTCCTGTTCTGTGATCGTGCGCGGGAACAGGGCTTGGACATCTGGCTAGACCCGACTATCAAGCTGGGTCATATGGGCATCCATGAGTTCAAGAGTGACTTTGGAAATGACGTTCTCTACCCCTCGTTGCAAGCAGCCCAACAAACTCTTAGCACGGCGGCATAAATGGCTAAGACACCAGCATGGCAAAGAGCAGAAGGAAAGAGTCCCAAGGGCGGTTTGAACGCGAAGGGCAGGGCATCCTACAACGCGGCGAACCCCGGAAAACCCGGCTTGAAGCGGCCCCAACCCGAAGGCGGCTCCCGGCGCGATTCATTCTGTGCGAGGATGACCGGGATGAAGAAGAAGCTGACTTCCGCGAAGACAGCAAATGACCCGAATAGCCGCATAAACAAAAGCCTTCGGGCTTGGAAGTGCTAGGAGATTGGTATGGCAGATGATAAAGAAACAAAAGCAATACGCCAGCAAATTGCCGATGGCAAAATTCGTAAAGCAGAAGAAACTGCGCCAACTACCAAAACTAGTATGGGGGAGGATGCGGGTGCTTTTTTACGTAATATGTTTGGCTCAAAGGCATCTACGCCTAAACCCGCACCGGAGAGTGTTGGAAATAAAGCGGAAATATTAAAAAATGCGGCGCAAGCAGAAACAGATTTGCGTAACTATACTACTGACTTGACGTCTATGGACAGAAGTAAAATACCTCCTCCAGATGCACAAGCTGCCGCACAAAAAGAAATGTACGGCAAAATGGTGCGCGGCGCGGAGCATGGATTTAAACCGACTAGGCTTCCGGGAAGTAATTACGGATATGCCACCCCCCCACAGTGGAAAGGTATTGAGCAGTCGCGTAAACAAGGTGGCTCTATCAAAGCTTACGCTAAAGGTGGCTCCATCCGTGGTGGTGGCTGTGAGACCAAGGGTAAGACAAAAGGACGGATGGTGTAATGCCTTCCACCTCCAAGAAGCAGCATAACTTCATGGCTGCTATTGCAAATTCTCCAGCATTTGCCAAGAAAGCTGGTGTTCCTCAATCCGTAGGCAAGGACTTTGTGTTGGCAGACAAGGGCAAGAAGTTTGCAAAAGGCGGAGTACCATCTAAGGTGAATAACCAGGATACACGGCATGGAAAAATGGATATGCCGTTTACTAAACTTAGCCGGTATGCCGGCTTAAAATCAGGGGGTGATATGAAAAACATGAAAAAAGCAGGAGCCAATGCAATGGCTGCTATGAAAACTCAAATGGCTCCGCCGGTAATGCGGCAAAAAGGTGTAATGCCAGCTCCTAGCCAAGAAGCAATGATGAACGGTATGACCGGCATGAAAAAAGGTGGTGTGGCGGGTATGCACCCCATGCCCGATGGGAAGATGATGAAAAACTCAGCCATGAAAATGGGTGGTATGAAAATGGGTGGTATGGCTATGGTTAAGAAGGGTGGGAAGATGGTTCCTGCCTTTGCGGCTGACGGTAAGGGCAAGATGAAAACGGGCGGTATGGCTGGTATGAAGAAAATGATGGGCGGCGGTATGGCTGGTTACGCTAAGGGCGGCGTTATTAAAATGGCTAGTGGTGGCTCGGTAAGTTCCGCTTCCCGCCGTGCAGATGGCATTGCTCAACGCGGCAAGACCCGCTGCTGATATGAGACCCTCCCGTGGCATGGGGGACATAGCCCCCTCCAAGGTTCCAAAGGCTAGAACCATCAAGAAGAAGGATGGTGATCTGCCGGTATCTTTGTATGCCGCTGGTGGTCAAGCCAAGTCTAAAGTCAACGAAGCGGGTAACTACACCAAGCCGGGACTCCGTAAGCGCATCTTCAATAGTGTCAAAGCCGCAGCAATAGTAGGTACAGGCGCAGGGCAATGGAGCGCGAGAAAAGCACAAGTTATGGCTAAACGCTATAAGGCTGCTGGCGGGGGGTACAGAGATTGAAGGCTCCCCAACAATCCCTTAAAAATTGGGGTGATCAAAAGTGGCGTACAAAGTCGGGTAAACCATCCTCGAAAACGGGGGAAAGGTATCTTCCTGAAGCTGCTATCAAGGCCCTTAGTTCGCAAGAGTACGCTGCTACCACCAAGGCAAAGCGTCAAGGTAAAGCGGCAGGGAAGCAGTTCGTGGCTCAACCCAAGAGTGTGGCTAAGAAAACCGCTGCATACAGGACTTAACTATGATGAAAAACAATACATCAGTAGCTAAATCTTTGAAGAAATCTGGGTTTTATGAAACGGGCAAAAGCAAGCCAGAACGGTTGCGTATTATCAATAAAGTCACAACTAAACCCCAGCGCATAGAAATGGTTGATAAGTTATTCCTAGCCAAGAAAAAAACCGCAGGAAATAAATAATGGCACTTAAAACCACAGATACAACGGACTTCAACCTAGACCTAAACAATCTGGTGGAGGAGGCGTTTGAACGCTGTGGTCAGGAATTACGCAGTGGCTACGATATGCGTACCGCTCGGAGAAGCCTTAACCTGCTGACTATTGAGTGGGCAAATCGGGGTATAAATCTGTTTACCATCGAAAAAGGGGAGCAGGTTCTAACCTATAACGTAGACGACTACGACATTCCTGTAGATACGATTGACCTGTTGGATCATGTGATCCGTACTGGGACTGGAACAAACCAGACCGACATCAATATCTCCCGTATTTCGGTCAGT